TGTAGTTGATGCCAGGGGGTAACAAGTCGAACATCCATTCCTCGGAAAAATTGGGATACTGTACTTCAGGAGGATATTGGGACCAAAAAGATTGTATTTGCCATTGGTCTCGTTCGGCTATTTTACCCCCAACTTTCAGAAATTTAGAAATAAGATCCTCAATTAGAGGTGAATTTCTGTCAGTGAAAGCAAGAGAGGTGAGCTTTTGGGATAGCTTTTCCGCAGCAGTGACGGTTGGAGGAAGAGTGACTGTAGTATGTAGTTTTGAAAGACATCGCATGATGTCAGTACAGCTGTTCATCTCTCCGTTCCAAAGGTCAGGGCCGTATTGTCGGGCCAGAAAATTGACACCTGGTTCGCCTCGCTTATAAATATCACTTGTAATTACATGACCTAAAGAGGTGGAGGCTTCAACGATGGAGGTGTGCTCTAAGTCGCCGGCGACAGTGTCGTCACCACCGAGAATGACTAGTTCATTAAGTTTTTCCCAGGCAACGTCAAACGATTTATACTGAAAATAGTAGCCTAGGAAGTTGTTGAACGCATTGTCAAGACTGTTGAAATTGGAAGTATCTGGCAAGCCAGACCCTTGAGCCAATTCCGCATTAAATCGATAGACTTCACCATCGAATTCGGGAGAGGAAGCAAAAACATTGATCTTTGATTGGAGAATTCGCAGAATATCTTCATGATATTCTCGAGCAAATAATCTCTTCATAAATAAGTGGTTTAAAGTACGAGTGACTAGTGTTTTGCGACCGTCCATTCTGGAAAAGTCAGTACAATTGATTGTCTCGCTGGCCTGTGCAATTTGTGCTACTCGATCAGCTATCTCAATGGGAGTGAGCCCGAATGCATACCATGGTTGCGTCTTCATGAACGCGGATATTGAATATTGGTAGGCGCAGTATTCGAGCTTGTCGGCGGGGCGCTCGGTTGTGATCACGCGAGGATCGGCGATCTTACCATAAGATTCCTTCTTGACGAAGATACTCTGGAAGGGCTTGCGCACTTCTTGGTCAAAGGCCTCATATAGAGTCCTGACCTGTGTGGGTCTCGTTTGTTTGTCTAAGATATAGTCTTCATCCACTGGACAGTAAGTGAAGGCTATATCATTGGGTACTAGATATTGTAAAAACTTCGACATGTAGTAGTAATGTTGTTGGGTCATCAACTTGATTTGTTTTAAGTTGTTCACCCGACCATCAATGGCTGCTATTGCAGAACCAAGTGTATTGGAGGGTGAGTATGACCCGTTGAACAATGGGAACATAAATGCCGTTAGAGACCGCTTTTGGTCGGGAGAGTAGGTGTCAGGAAAAAGATGATAAGTTTGAACAGCATATTCCACTTTATAGTTTCGATAAAAGCTTGATGTTTTACGTGGAATATTTTCGCGAATGTAACTCAAAAGAACGGTGACCTGGGGGTTGGTTGTTTCCTTGGCCATCTTAGTCTTAATAGCTGTCGCCGTGAGACCCACTTTGGAGTGTCGTTGTAGATTACTCAGTTCCTCAAAGGAAGTGGTGTCAATAGTGGCGGCAGTGTAATCTCCCTGTCGAGAGATACTGATGAGGTCAGTAGACTGTGAGATGGTGCGGATGATTGTATAATCACCAACTGCAGGATTCATTCGTTCAAGATGAGAGTGTTCTAACACTCTAGATGCTACTAGGGCAGCAAGGCCAGTCCAACGGTTTAGTGGAATTAGAGCAACTATTGAATGTGTTAGGTTAACACTGCGACGTTCAATCGCAAACTGTTGGAGAACGGGGTAGACCCCATATCTCCAGAACATGACTGTTAGGGTGTCTCCAGAGTAGTTCCAGAGACGATGCCGGTATGTGGCTCCACCGCAAATATGACTTACAATCTCGTCTCCCTCAAATGTGTATGAGGTATTGGCAACAGATGTTGCAGAAGCTTGAGTTGGTGTCATGGTATATAGTAGGTGAAGGTTGAAATGTTGTAGTTGTTGTGGCATGTTCATGTAATAGTCAGTGTCAGTGATAGTGATCGCGTGATCATGGGTGATATCATCATGCATGGCGGGCACACGGGTGTCTTTACCCCAGAAATACTGGGAACGGCCTGGTTTTCCACGCTGTACGTCACTAGGGCGGGGTTGAATGACGTATTCAATGTGGCCAGTTATGGCTACAATGGTTTGCATCGTATTGATGGCGTCAGTTCGACCCTTAGCTCCAGTGGGATGAGAGTGGGCGGCGTTGTGTTTGCTAGAAGACATTGGGGTGCGCATGAAAGCTTCCTTGACAGTTGAGTAGTCCTTATATCTGGAATTGTAATATTCCAGAAACCGGGTAGTAGTTGATGTTGGTCCATGTATGGTGCCGGAATAGTAAGATTTAATGGCAGACATGGTTGTCAGGGAGGCTATGAGTAACAAGATTCGTGCATATGGTGGTAAGGCACGGATCAAGTGTGACATTAGCTCTGAAATTCGACGTAACGTATCGAGGATGCGCACTATGCATCCAGTGGTTACGGAGTTAAGAGCTGAAACGAATGATAGAATGGTGGTAGAGACGTTGTAAACTATTGTAGCGTACATTGTATTGAACCTGAACAGGGAATAGCAGTTGTCTAAAAACATACTAAAAGTCGTTATAATGTCGAGGGCAGCAGATGATAATAGTCGTAATGTGTCATCAACAAGAGGGAGGGAAGCAAAATTTGACAGAGTCCGTTGTAGACG